TTCAGCACGATCAGTAATATCTGGTGATACACTTGAGATAACTGTAACCTTAACGGCGGCAAGTACATAATGGCATTAGAAACTGCAAACTGGGTAACACAATTAGTACAGACTAATCCTGTTGATGGCGATCCTGTAGGAGAAGGTGATGACCATCTTCGTATGGTAAAGACTGTTTTAAAGAACAGTTTTCCGTCTACTTCTACTACGGCTATTGTTCCTAATATGTCAGGACAATCAGGAAAATACTTAACTACAGACGGAACTGATTCGTCATGGGGTACTGTAGAGGCAGGTGATCCTGCGGGTACAGCAGTCGCTATGGCAATCGCATTGGGAGGATAGATGGCTAACGCATTTAAAAACGCAGGGGCGGCAATAGGAGCAACAAGAACAGATGTATATACTTGCCCTTCGGCTACAGAAGCAGTTGTACACGCATTGTATTTGTCTAACGTAGATGGTTCAAGCAGTGTAAATGCTACTATTGAAGTGTACGATAGTTCAGCCACAACCTATTATCATGTAGGTAAAACGCTTCCTGTTCCTGCTGACTCTACGCTAGTGTTTGACAAACCAGTTAACCTAGAAGTAGGAGATAAACTTACAGTTACAGCATCAGCGGCTTCAGACCTTGAATGCTTTCTTAGTGTACTGGAGATTACTTAATGCCTTATCTGGGTACTAAAGGATTAAAAGCCTCTGACATTAGGAGGTTTAATGTTACTGGCTCTACCAGTGCTACCCATACATTAACGTGGGTTGCTCCCACTGAGCAGTCATTAATTGTAACTATCAATGGTGTAAAGCAACAGGAAGATGCCTATAGTGTATCAGGCACGACCCTTACGCTAACGTCCGCTCTGGTTGCTACTGACAAGATGGAGGTCGTAGGAATTAATGACGTAGGCACTACGGTTACACCTGCACAAAACTCAGTTAACCTAGATAAACTAGCAACCACAGGTACACCATCTTCATCTACGTTCTTGCGTGGTGACATGGCTTGGACTGCCGTAAGTGATGTTAGTGGTCTATCTTCTGTACAAATATTTACTTCTTCTGGAACTTGGACCAAAACAGAGGGGATTACCAAAGTAATGGTAGAAGTGCAGGGTGCGGGTGGTAGTGGTTCTGCACACGCTTCAAACGATACTTTGACAGGCGGTGGCTCTGGAGGAGGTTACGCCAGAAAATTTCTTGATGTTTCTTCAATTTCTACTTCCACAATAACCGTAGGCGCCGGAGGTGCAGGAGTTACCGCCGCTGTTGGAAACGCAGGTGGATTGTCTAAATGGGCAGATGGCTCAAATAATGTTATTGGAAACGGTGGTAATGGTGCAACACAGGCAGCATATAACTGCGTTGTCGGAGGAACCGCTACAGGTGGAGATGTCAATATCCAAGGCGGATGTGGTACTTGGTTTAATTATATGAAATCTACTGGAGGAGGTTCAGTTCTTGGTCATGGTGGTTGTGGTGGATACAACACTATTGCCGATCAAGACCCAACTGGTTATGGAGGTGGAAGCGGTGGGTTTTACAAGTCAACGTCAGCCGCAGGAACTGACGGCATCGTAATCGTTACGGAGTACAAATGACTAGAACAGTAATACAATCAGATGACATTGCATCAGGCGCTATTCCAGAAAGCGGTCTTGCATCAGTACAAACCTTTACCAGTTCGGGAACGTGGACAAAACCCTCTGGCATTACAAAGGTCGTAGTTTTTGTTACCGGAGCCGGGGCTAGTGGTAGATCAGTCTCAGGAAACTTTGGGGGTGGTGGAGGTGGTGGAACAGCAATTAAATTTTTNGACGTTTCTTCTATATCTTCATCAACAATTACTATTGGAACTGGGGGTGCGGCCACTGCTAATGGAGGCAACAGTAGTTGGGCAGATGGAACTAACACGATAACTGGAAATGGTGGAAGTGCACCCATTTCTTCTCCGGTGGATGGCGGGTCTGGAGGCTCTGCTACTGGTGGCGACATAAACCATCCCGGCGGTAATGGCTCTTATTCTGCGTCAGGGCTGGGAGGCGGCAGTTCGTATTGGGGAACTTATGGACACTCTAACGGTTACAACGGCTCTGTTTACACCATCGGATCAGCACCTAATATTCCCGGTAACGGTGGCATGGGTTGGTACAGTTCTTTAACACCGACTTCGGGTAGCAACGGATTCGTTTACGTTATGGAGTACAAGTAATGAGTTACATCGGAAAAGAACCAGAGTTTACTTCGTACCCGTCCAAGTTTTTTAACGGCGATGGCACAGCCATGACTGTATCTCTTGATTACGGCCCACCAAATGATGCGGCATTACTTGTCTTTATTGACGGTGTACGCCAAGACACAGGTGCTTATTCAGTAGCAGGTACTAGCCTAACCTTTAGTGGCAATGTTCCAGTGGGCACAGCCAACGTACAAGTAGTACACCTTGGCATCGCAGTAGATGTTGGTACGCCCGGAGACGCAACAGTCACAGTAGATAAGTTAGGTACAAACTTCTACACTAATGAAACAACTATCGCTAGCAGTTACACACTGCCTGTAAATTACAACGCCATGTCAGCGGGTGAGGTTACTGTAACAGGAACTATTACCATACCGACTGGTAGCACTTGGACAATAGTATGAGCCAGTTATCTGTAGATTCAGTAGACAAACAATCAGGAAGCACTCTTACATTAGGGGGTGCGGGAACAACCGTACAGCCACACGCATCAGCAACAGTGTCTGGGTTTGGCGGTGGCAAAGTGTTGCAAGTTGTCCAAACAGCAAAAATTGACACTTTTTCAGGAGTGGCAAACGGTACAGAAATGTCGGTTACTGGAATGAGCGCAACAATCACGCCGACATCATCGTCTAGCAAAATCATGGTCAGCGCCGTATTAAATTATTGCGCTGTCGCTACAACTTATGGTGCTTATTTTAAGCGTGGGACAACAGTCATTGGCATTCCTTCCGCAGACGGAAGTAGGCAGTTAATTACAGCAGGTTTAGGTTTGACTGGTGATGGAAATCAGATTGAACAAGGCGTGATTGAATATCTTGATTCTCCCGCCACAACTTCAGCAACAACGTATCAACTTTTCGTTAACAACGATAACACTGTATACATTTATATCAATCGTAGCGACTTTAACCACAATAATAACACAGGGAAAAAATGTATTAGCACCGTCACTTTAACGGAGATAGGCGCATGAGCAGTGAGATTAAAGTTAATAAAATCACTAGCAGTTCTGGCTCTACTCTTGAATTTGGTGGAACAGGAGATACAGTAAGTGTTGGTAGCGGTGCAACCGTTAGTGGGTTTGGGAAAGTATTGCAAGTAGTAAGCGCAACTAAAACTGACGTATTTAGTGCATCTCCTGCAAGCCTTCCTACTACTATTGATGTTACAGGATTAAGTGTAAATATAACTCCGTCATCAACATCAAACAAAGTTTTGATTTTTTACAATGTTTACACATCTGCTGCGTCTGGAGTAAGTATTTCTGTTTCAGTTATTTTAGACCGATCTGGAACAAACATTGCAGTTGGCGATGCCGTATCAAATCATAGTCAAGTAACAACTTATGCGGCTTCAATGCAGGCGACAGATGGTGGTTCTGTTTCGATACACACTATGAATTATCTTGACTCCCCCGCTTCAGCAAGCGCATTGACTTACAAAATAAAACTAGGTGGATTTAACAGTAATACAGTTTATGTAAACAGAACTGGCAGAGACAATGACTTAGCATCTTATGATGGCAGATTTGTTTCAACCATCACAGCAATGGAGATAGCAGGATGAACCACCAAGCAATTTATAATTTATACCCTAACGTCGTTTCTATTGATGACGGCGCAGGGCCAATGGACAAAGACGGCAATCCAGTTTCAATTAACCAGTCAAGATATGACGTAGAAGTTTTAAGACTGCAAGCCGAATTTGAAGCGCAAGCATACGCAAGAGCAAGAGCAAGAAAATATCCTTCTTGGCAAGAACAAATGGACATGATGTTTCACGATCAAACAGAAGGCTCACGCACTTGGCTTGATGCAATCGAATCCGTCAAGGAGGCATACCCTAAATGAGCGAAGTCAAAACGGGCAAACTCTCTCCCCGCACCGCTTCAGGAACTTTAACGCTTGGAACGTCAGGGGATACGTTTTCAATTCCTAGTGGGGTGACTCTTTCGGGATTAACAACATCTAGTTTGCCAGTTGGTAGCGTGTTACAAGTAGTAACAAATATGCCTAATGTTGGAAATGTCAGTCTGGCTACTGCTAGTTGGACGGAAGTGTCTAGTAGTTTTAGACAGGCTATAACACCAACATATTCAAATAGTAAATTAATTATTGAAGTTTTATTTATGTTTGGTGGAAATAACACTACAAACATTACACATTTTAAAATTTATGACATAACCAATAATGCGGATGTTGAACTTTCAACTTCTGGAAGCAGAACAAGTTTACATGGTTCAGCAAGACAAGTGGATGGAGATGTTAATGATGTTGACATGATGTATATACAAACAATAACGACTTCTGCAAACACTACCGCTAGAACATATGGTTTTTATGCAAAGAACGAAACTGGAACTACTGCTAAATATTATTTTGCTGGGTCATCGGATGCTGTTGCAATAGGTTACGCAAAACCAATTTTTAAAATAACTGAAGTAGCACAATGATTGATTTAATTTTAACAAGGATTAATAAATGGCAAATAAGATAGGAATATTAAATGCTCTTCAATCTTTAAAGCCAAACTCTGAATGGGCATTAAGAGATGGTGTGTTAGATTGGTTAGATTCAGTAGAAACTGAACCTACTCAAGCAGAAATCAACACAGAAATCTCACGACTGCAAGCAGAGCAAGACGCAACGCAATACCAACGTAATAGAGAACCAGAGTATCCACCTGTAGGTGATCAACTAGATGCAATACTTAAACATCTAAACTACCGAAGAACACAAGGTGAAGATTTGGTTCAAGATTTAGATGACATTGTAGGTGCATGGCTAAACGTAAAATCAAGGTATCCTAAAAATGGCTCTAACTAAAGTTACAGGAGATATGACATTAGGCATTGCCGATGAATCAGGTCTTGCTTCGGTGCAAACTTTTACTTCATCAGGTACTTGGACGAAAACGGCTGGAATTACAAAAGTAATCGTGGAAGTTCAAGGTGCGGGTGGTTCTGCGATGCAGTCCGCAACAAGTGAAAATAGATGTGGCGGCGGTGGCGGTGGATATGTCAAAAAATTAATTGATGTTTCTTCAATTTCGACCGCAACAATAACCGTTGGATCAGGGGGAGCAGGAACAAGTTCACTGAATACTGCAAATGCGGGCGGTAATTCAATTTGGTCAGATGGAACAAACACTTTGACTGGAAGCGGTGGTGGTGCGCCAACAACAGGTAGCACTTACAATGTTGGAGTAGGAGGAGCGGCATCAGGTGGAGATTTAAACATTGCGGGCCAAGGGGGAGGAGCAACAGTAATCTCACGACAGGCTGGTGGAGATTCTTTTCTTGGTCATGGTGGCACAAATATATACACATCTGCACTAAGGTCTCAGGCTGATGGAATTTTAGGCGGCGGCGGCGCTGAATATTATTACACATGGCCCGCAGGATCGACTGCCGCTAGTGGCGGTGACGGAATAGTAATCGTAACGGAGTATAAATAAATGAAATATGCAATTGTAAACAGTGGAGTTGTAGATAACATAATTGAGTGGGATGGCATTAGTAAATACCACGCAGACGGCCTTTTGATCGAAGCAGATGCAAACGCTTATATTGGTGGTGTTTATGCTGACGGCTCATTTGTTGCTAGACCACCAGAGCCAGAACCAGAAAAAACACCAGAACAAATTCAAGAAGAATCAGACAAAGCCAATGCTATTGCTAAACTTGAGGCTATTGGATTAACAGAAGCAGAAATAAAAGCACTATCATCAGGAGTATAGTATGGCTTTAGAATCAGGAACGTATGTAAAAGATTTAGTTAGCACCAACCCCCCAGGGACTGATGCTATATCACAAGGGGATGACCATCTTCGCCTGATTAAATCTGTACTACAAAACTCATTTCCATCAAACAGTAATGCACCTATTATTCCTGATGTTTCAGGTAATGGGGGTAAATACTTACAGGTTAATAGTGGTGCTACCGCTACAGAGTGGGCAACTATTCGTAATCGTGGGTACGTTAATAGATCAGAGTTTGATTACTCTAACGCTACAACAATACTTATTGGTGCAGGATCGTATGAAGTAGACGATGGCTCTGCTCCTGAAACTTTTTATTGGGATAGCCAATTAACATTTGTTTTAGGAAGTGGTGGTAGCAATGCCTCTAGTAGTGCTATAGGAACATCACAGTGGCAATACATTTACATGGATGAGTCTGCCATTAGCGCATCTCCTTTAGTAGCCGCTTCATTCTTAAACTCTACGACTGCGCCTACTTATAGTCAATCTAAACATGGTTGGTACAACGGCAGTGATCGTTGCGTGTTTGCAGTTTATATAAATGCTTCTGGTGATATAGACCCATTTTATCATAATGGTTCTGACTTTGTTCAGTTTGCGGAAGACTACACAGAGTTTGATATTAATCCTCCAACATTTAATTCTTGGACAACAATCGGCCCTTTTGTTAGAACGCTTCCGATTGGAAAAGAAGCAGAGTTAACTTGGAATTTAAAATCTAATGGCGGAACTACTAATTCTGTGTCTTGGTCTTGGCGACCTTTTGGCTCTGCATTAAATGGTCATGCGCTAGGTATAACTGAAGCGGGTTCTGGAGGTTTGGATGATGAACATATATCTGCTAACATTAGAACCTATCTTGGCACTGATAACAAACTAGATTATTATGCTAATAGTAGCGCAACTGGTCATCGGTTTACTGTTTATTCAAATGGTTTTTATATCCCCGGAGGAATGTAAATGCCATTAGTACCCTTTGATAACGTAGGCTCTATAGGAATTATAAAGGATATACCTCCTTATAATCTTCCACAGGGTGCATGGTCTGACGGAAACAATGTAAGATTCCTTGATAACGGCGTAAAGAAAATCGCAGGTTATCAGGAAGTGATGGCTACTTGTCCGTTTGCCCCTTACTACATCCACCCGTATCTAACTGGTGCGGGACTGTATTACTGGATAGCCTATGGCGCTGAAGCAATAGCGGTTTACACAGGGACTACATGGATTGATGTAACAAGAACCTCTGGTGTATACGGTTCTAATACTTCTAGTCGTAGATGGACTGCTACTAACCTTAATGGTCTTGTAGTTGCTACTAACGGATTTGATGAGCCTCAGATGTGGCCTTTGTCTGGCGGGATACCTAGCACTGGAACACCATTTACCGCTTTGTCTAACTGGCCTAATGCAAGTTATTCTTGCAAGTCTATCAGATCGTTCAGAACATTTCTTGTGGGCCTTAATTGGAACAGGTCTAATCAAGAGCCACGATTAGTTAAGTGGTCTACTGAGGCTTCATATGGTGCCGCTCCTTCTACATGGGATGAGACTGATGCTACCCTAGATGCAGGTGAGTACGAACTATCTGACACGCCCGGAGATATTGTAGATGGATTGCCGTTAGGTGATTCATTCTTAATTTACAAAGAAGATTCTATTTACATTATGAACTATGTAGGAACTCCCTACATATTCTCATTTAAACTTCTCAGCCCTACTGTTGGCGCATTATCTAAAGAGGCTATCAAAGAGTTTGATGGTGGTCATTTCTTTATAGGCAACAGTGATTGCTACATTTGTAATGGTCAAACTGTAACGCCTTTATTACCTAACAAAGTACGCAGGGCAATGTTTGAGGATTTGTCTGGTGACAATTATCAAAAGTGTTTTGTTGCGGCAGACTATGTTCGTAATGAGATGCTTGCTTGTTTCCCTAGTTCTGGTAGCGATGTAGTTAATAAGGCTCTTATATGGAACTGGAAAGACAATACGTTTTCGTTTAGAGATTTACCAGATACCTCTTTTATTAACAACGGCATTATAGATATTACCGCAGGTGCCACATGGGACGCTAGTTCAGAGTATTGGGATACTGGTTCAGGCGCATGGGGTGAACGTAACTACGATAATGTTAAAAAGAATTTAGTATTTTGCGATGTAACTAACACCAAGATATTTCGTGATAGTTCTGGTAATACCAAAGATGGAACTAACATGACATCCTACATAGAAAGAACTGGTATAGATTTAGATGACCCGCAATCAGTAAAAACAGTTACAGCAGTTTACCCTCAGATTGATGTTAGCGGTGATAATTCTGTTAACGTATATGTTGGCAGACAGATAAGCACTGAGCAAGGAATTACATGGCAGGGGCCGGTATCTTTTAACCCTAATACTCAATCTAAAGTATCCTGTCGCATAAGCGGTAAATACTTTGGAATCAAAGTAGAGTCTACTACGGACATGGATTGGAAACTACATGGTGTAGCATTTGAAGTGCAGCAACGTGGCTTAAGAGGATTAAGGGATTATGGCTAATGCTCCAGTTAAGAATATTAAGTCAGTTAATAGATGGACACCTAATCCTGCTCCAGTAAATAATGAGAACTTATCTGATTACTTGTTTAGCGAACTAAACAGATTGTCGGATATTATTTTTAACTTAGATGTAATGCGATTAGAACAAACTAACATAGACCCTGCTAATACTACAATTGCAACTAGCAGAGGCAAACCTAGGGATGGTGATATAAGATATGCGGATGGTACGAATTGGAATCCCGGTAGCGGTATTGGCATTTATGCTTACATTGGGGGCGCTTGGACTAAACTCTAATCTGTATGCAGACTACAAGTCTACATTCTTAATAGAGAGAAACAAGTACAGCACATTAGACTGGCTGTCAGATGAAAGCAGTAATCACTGGCGTGATATAGTTATAGAGAAGTTAAACGCTAACGGTGATACACACGCTGATGTGATGGCTAGAAGTTATGACTCTTCGTTTAAAGAGGTGAGCAGTGTTAATAGAGTTGCTTGGCGTGATCGTCTTAATAAGTTGCGTAATAAAAATCTGGCTCCTGTAATGTGGCTTATATCTGATGACAGCCCACAAGCCTACAAGCAGGGGCTACAGAATCAGATAGACTATCAGAATCAAGTAGTAGACGCAGTAGATGATCTAGTTAGTCATTACGTTGTATGTCTTGAATGCGATGAGTATTACTCAGCACAAGAAGTAAACGTACTAATACAGAACCTTAGAAACAAAGGTGTTAACAAACCTATTGGTGTACACCTAACCCCCGGAGTCAA